AATGTAACCATACAAGACTTTCATATAAAGTCCTTGCTTTTATTTTAATGTTATTCAATTCATAGGCACTCAAGGATTCGGATTGAGTTAATACCTTTACTTGTATTTCTGTGATTGCTAAACCAATTTCTTTTGATTTTTCCATAACTACACCTCTAAATTCAAAATTTTCATAGTTTCCTCATAACTCAAGTTGACTTTAAATTCTTGTTCCTCATACGCTCCGAAAATTTTATAAACTCTGAAACAAATGATAGTTGTATTGTCATGATTTTTGACAACTGAAAAAATGTGTTTGAGCATATCTTTTCTGATAGCTATATTTGGAAACGCCACAAGTTCTAGCTTTTCTTTTTTAGTTGTTTTCTTTGTTTTTGCAACTCCTGAATATGGATATTTTTTAGGTTTCATCACTCCACCTCATCTTTTAATTTAACCGCAATTTCTAAGTAAAATTTTTGTTCAGGTATATCCAGCACCATTGTATTGTTTTTACCATCAGACTCAACGATAATTTTTCCGATTGCCAAAACCAAGTCTTCAATTGTGCTATTTGTCGTAAGGCTCATCACTCCACCTCCCCGACTATATCCAGTACATTCAAAAGTTTATCTACTGATTTTTGAGTGATAGAGATATGATGTTCTCCAACATTGTAAGGAGTCCGCAAGAATAAGACATTAGCACCTAAAACAATACGACTAATATCTTCTATGTTGATGAGTTCATCTGTAAAATGTCCCCTACAACAAGATTCAATCTCAATAAATTTTGCCATCACTCCACCTCCAACAATTCCGGATTTTCGTAGATGTTGCCGATGATTTCAAGTTTTAAATAAGCTAGAAAAAGGGGATCCCACTTTGGCTTTCTTTCTTGTGGTTCATCAATGAATCTGTAAATAAAACTAGCAAAAGCACCATGCCATTTAATGATTGCTTTTCTGCCTTTGAAATCAACTATATCCCCCTCAAAGATTTCCTTGCCGTTCTTATCTTTAAGCCCTGTTGACTGCATGAGTACTAAATCTTCTGCTAAAACCATGTAAGTAATTCCATCCCCAATGCAATATAACTCATCCTCTAGCCAACTGATGTGATCAATTTCATTATCCATTTTCTGTTCTTTCTTCAACCACGCTCTAAATTTGGGTATCATTCTTCCACCTCCTCAATTTCAAACAAAGGACTATTAAACACTTCGCCAAAGCCAGCTTGTTCTAGTTGTTTCTTAGTATGGTAAGCTTTTAAATCCGTATAATTTATTTTGTTACTCATATACCAAGTATCTTCATTGATATTATGTTTTAATACCATAAAACTAGACACAACACCCTTCAACTTTACCAAATACCTTTTTTCTTTATTGACTTCGTAGCCGTCAAGTATGGCTTTTATCAATCTTTTTCTGTTTTTAGGTAGTCTAGCTTCTCTCGTCAAGTGTTTTAATTCTGTGCCGTCTCTATCCGTTAACTCATAACCCCAGCCAGTTCTTGAAACATGATATAAAGCTGTTGCAACATCATTTTCACGATTAAAATCAAACGTTTTAAGAAATTTTGCTTCTTCCTCAGATACTTTGACTTTCTGCGGTTCGTCTAGTTGTTTCACTAAATCCAAAACATCTTCCAAAGCAACATAATACTTTTCTCCATACACTCTATCTAAATTTGCAATTTTCTCAATCAATTCCTGTTTATTCATCTTCCAACTCCTTTAACTGTTCCCTCATCTTCTTCAACTGTTTTTTCAAATACTCTCTGTGAGCAGTCCTATTCTGTGCAACTGACTTCTCACAAGGTTGTGAGTATTCTAAAATATCAGCTTTTGTTTTCTTGATTGAATGCTTTAATGCTTCAATCATTTGTTGTTTGATGCTCATTAAATGCCTCTAGTAATTCTTCGTTAATTTCTTCAATGCCGTATGGCTCGTAAGCATGAAAATAAAATCCGTGCTTGTCTATTTCTCCACGTTCTCCAGTCGCATATCTTAAAAATAGCAATTCTTTGCAAACTGGACACTGTCTTTTATTTTGCGTAGGAAACGCTCTAAATGTTCCGCTAAATCCACAATAGGCACAATCTAGCTTAACTTTCACTCGTTCGCTTTTTTCCATTCAATGATCTCCAATTCAATTCTGTATTTTTTACTTCCTGACTCTCCACCGTGCCTGAAGTCTGTTGACTTGATAATGTTGTAATTATCATCTGTCCAAAATTTCGCATCTGTCAAGCCGTCCAATAGCGCCTTAGTCGTAGGCGACCAGTTCGGCGGGTCATATATGCGATTAGTAGGGGAGAATACCCAAACTATCACTTTACAAGGCTTGTCCTCGTTAAAAGGTAAGCCAAAGTAATCTAGTAGAGTATTCCGCCCTTCGTAATGCGCTAGTTGTCTTAAAAACTTTGTGATTTTAGCTTTTTTCTGAAAGTGTAGTCTGTCATTCGCTGAAATCATCTGTTTTCTGTCAAGTTCAAATTTTAAAATTAGTTTTTCCATGATCTAACCTTTTTTAGAACGGTAGCATATCATCTGAAATATCCATTGGTGCGCCTTGTCGTGAAAAATCGGGCGTTTGTTGTTGTGCTTGTCTTTGTTGCGTTTGGTTGCCTTGTTGTCCTTTGCTTTCTAAAAGCTGGAATTGTTCAGCTACAACCTCGGTAACATAAACCCGTTGGCCTTGCTGATTATCGTAACTTCGTGTCTGAATGCGTCCAGTAATTCCAATCAATGCGCCTTTTTTAGCCCAATTTGCAAGATTTTCTGCTTGTTGTCGCCACATCACGCAGTTTATAAAATCAGCTTCACGCTCGCCATTTTCATTTTTGAAAGTGCGATTGACTGCGAGGGTGAACGTAGCGACTGCCACGTTTGACGGAGTATATCTTAACTCTACGTCTTTCGTAAGTCTTCCAACGAGTGATATATTGTTTAACATTTTTTCATTCCTTCCACTGTTTCAAAATCAATATCATGGGCATCTAGCCATTCTTTGAAGTCTTTCGCTTGTTCCAAGTCAAACCAAAATCTGATTGTTGTTACATATTTACCATTGTTCTTTTGTTCTAATTTTGGTTCATTTTCAATGACTTCGCCAGTTTCAGCATCATACGCTTTAATACTTGCTTCTGCTTGTTCTTTTGCAATGCGTTCAATTTCCGCTTTGCGTTCTTCTTCTGCTTTTTTTCTTGTTTCTTGCTGTTCTTTGAATAGTCTTGCGCTTTCAACGTCTTTTGTGATGCTTTCAAGAACTTCTGCAAGGGTTTGCCCACTTTCGTACGCTCTAATATAAGTAGCTGGGCCAAGTTCATGAGTTGCGCATTGTGTGCTGATAATCGAAATATCTTGGTCTTTCTGATTTTGCTTTTGCAACTCATTCATGACGATTGTTTCTAGTTCTGCTTCTGTCTTCTTCAAAAGTTGGAAGCTATCTTTTTTAAACTGACCGGCTTTTGTGTATGAATCAAGGTATTGTTCAAAAATATCCGGATTGAGATTGCCTTCAATAGCTTTTTCTTTGAACCAATTCCGGACTGTATCTTTGCGCAAGATTTTTTGGTTTTCTTCATATCCGTCAATCTGTTGTTTCAAGGTATCAATTAAGCCTTTTAACTTGCTATAAGGCGCTTTATATGCTTTTTCAAATTCTGCATACGGCTCATTAATTTTGCCTTTGATTTCTTTTCTACGTTCTTCTAGACTTTGACTTAATTTGTTTAAGTCGGTTCTCGCTTGCTTGACTTCTTCAATCGAATTGACTTCTAAATCAAAAGTTCCATACTTTGCGATAGCTTGTTCAATACCACTTTCAAACGCTCCAAAGTCGCTAAATGCGACCTTGGCGGGTTCAAAATTTATTTTGATAGTTTCTAATTGATTGATTTTTTCTGCTTCTTTCATGTTTTAAAACCTTTCTACACAAACGGCAATTCAACTTCTTCAATCGGTTCTTCTACGAAAAATGGAACTTCTTCCGCTTGGTTTTCCGTTGCGTCAATTTCTTTTCTTGGTTGTTCTTGCTTCATCTGTTCGATTTGTGCTTGTTTGCGTTTCATGACTTCCTCACGGCTTTCTTGCGGGGTTACATCAATAGGTTGTGATTGTTCCATTTCATCTGCGGTATATAGTCCGCCCACGTTTTCGCTGAATGCTTCACGCATTGCGGAAACTAGCGCAACTTTACGGATCATCAACGCCGGCATCTTCGACCACATAGATTTACCTGTGTTATATGCTTTAAAATCTGCATCAACTTCAACGGGCAATCGTCTATCTTTTCGGTAAACTTTCGCCCAACCGCCTAAAAGTGTATCGTTTTTACTGTGAATTGTTCCTGTGATATGTTTAATTTCTCCATCTTGTGTTTCTACGACAATACCAGCTTCAAATCCGTCAAAGTTTGGATTTTGTTCTGCTCGTTTCATGAACGCATCCTTTGAAACAACTACTTGTGCTGGATTTGTTCCGTACTTAATGAAATATACTTCTTTTGTGAACGGGTTCAAATTTCGTTCTTTACACGTTGCGATAAAATACGCTAATTCTTCGTCACTTGCTTTTCCAGAAGCATCTAAATATTGACGTACGATTTTTGCGCTTAATAATTGCGGATTTGTTAAAAAATCTCCAGTTGTTTTTACTGCTACTTGATTTGTCATTTTCTTTTACCTTTTATCTTTCTTCCTATGCGCTCCAGTATTCGTTTAAGTCAACCGCCATGACCGTAGCTAGATTTTTTTGTTCAGTTAAAATTTGTCTGCGATACGGCGCAAGTCCAGCTTGTCGCTCGTCTTCATTGCGTGGTAAGTAATACCCGCTCGGTTGTGTTTTCTTCGCTACGATTGGATGTTTAAAATTCACTCGTAGGCTTTCAATCACTTCTTCAAGATTTCGTTTTGTTAGTCCAGTTTCTTGTCTGATTTTCTCAGCTTTGATTGGTTCTTCAAACGTTGCTCTATTCGTGATAAGGTTCAAAACTTTAATTTCTGTCTTGTTTAATTCTCTACCAATCATATTCCCTCCCAATAAATACGCATCTTAATTCTTCACTTCCGCATTTTTCACATTCGCTAGGCTGATAAGTGTCAATCCATTCAAATTCATATCCGCAGTCGCAACAACCACAATCCCATATATAAGTGTTCATGTTATTGCTCCTTTGGTTGTGGTAGACCTAGTAAGTCAGGTCTAAGACCTACGGGCGCTTGTGTATCAAACGTGAATTTTCTATCACAATTTCTAATGTTTTCACGAGCAATATTATTGAATTGATTTCTGCCTTGTTGATAAACTTCAATAATTGCTTTATCTAACATTTCTTGTTCTTTTGCTTGTCTTTGTCGTTTCTGCTCGTTATTCGCCACGAGCAACATTGCTACGAACAAACAAATAAAGATTGATGCAACTCCTAGAAGTTGACTTGTTAAAGTTGGTTCTGTCATTTCTCTTTTCCCTTGTTGATTTCATTTATTTTCTTTTGGTCTGAACATACTTGCATCCAGTATTTAAGTTGTTTTCTTAACTGTATATTTTCTTCTGAGAAAATAAGTGCTGTTTCTTTCCAATCAATGTTTTTCTCTTTTGGTTCATTGTTGAAAAACCATTTTGTAAGTTTGTCTAGTAACTTCATGCGATACCCTCGCTATCTAGTAGATTATTAAAAATCCCGTCAAGTACGTTATAGAAATGATGTCCATTTGGTACAATAATTTCTTCGTCTTGTTCAATTCTTCGTCCGAAAGCGTATATATTTACTTTCATTTTTTCTTGCTCCATGTTATAATTTAAGTAGTAATTTTTGATAAGTGCCTATTCCCGTAGGTACTTTTTTATTTTGCAAACTGATAAACGCTACCGTACGTTGAGTAGTAAGCCATTTCTTGCAGTTTACGAATGAATTGATAATTGTCTGTATTTAACAACTTATCTTTCCACAATTCTGATAGTCGATAGTGATTTTTCTCGAACTCTGCTATCAACTTTTTTCTTTCTTCTGTCGTCAAAATGGCAATGTCCTCCTATCTTCTGAATTGTCAGGATATTTGAAAGTCAAGTCCTTTGCCCCTTTTGCTACCCGACTGACTAGACTACTATCAAATGTCTGTTTCATCTCTGCGCCTGTCAAGTTAGTTGTGATGATTGTCTTATCTCTAGCATCTAGCAAGTTATACATAAAATCCATTTTCCAAGGCGTTTGCTCTCCTTTTCCGAAGTCGTCCAAGACTAAGTAGTCAACTTTCTTGAGTAGTTCCAGCCATTCATCCGTTGTCCGTGCATCTTTCTGACTAAATCCACTTTGGATTTTTTGAAACATAGTTGGCACATTCATAAATAGCACGCTTTTAGGGTTATTATTCGCTTTAAAGTCAATGTTCAACTTCTTAGCGATTGAAATAGCTAAATGCGTTTTTCCTCGTCCAGCTTTTCCAAGAATGATTGAATTGCCTTTACCGTCTTTGAAATAGTGCCTTGCTACTCTCAAAGCGTAGTTTTTCGCTTTCTCGTCAATTTCATTGTTGATTGTGAATGTATTGAAACTAGCATCTTTCATATCGCTTGGCATAATGCTATTTCTTTCCAGCACTCCAAAAGTATTTGACAAGATAGACGAGATATACATTTCTCCAATTTTCTTTTCTTGCTCCCTCGCCATGTCTTCACGCTGGCATTCAGGGCAAAAGGTAGGCTGATAAGGGGTTTTCCTTCCTTTAGCTTTTACTGGATGTTTAAACGTCCACATATAGCAAGCGTGCTTCTTGCATATCTCGTTTTCATTAACGTAGTATATAGGTTCTAAACTTAATTTCTCCATTCAACCCCCTTTCTAAAACGGTAACGGGTCATCATAAGTTTGGATGATTGAGTTGCCAACACGTCTTGAAGTTGAATTTTTAGAACTTCGTCTTTCTTCTTCGTGTTCGTCCACTTGTTCAAGTGAAGTAAACCCACTTTCTTTCCATTTCTCCAAAATTGCTTTTAGATACTTAAAGCTAGGTTGATGAACTCCCGAAGTAATTTCAATAGCACGGTTCAACATATCAAAACTCATTCCGTCAATTCCTACATATTCAAGTAGTTGTTGATGTTGTTTTTCATTGATACGAATACCACTGGTTTTTAGATTTTCAGCTAGACTTAGACTGATAGTTTTTTTATTATTATCTATCTCTATATCTTTATCTATCTCTATATCTATCTCTCCGTTACGGTTTGTTACTTCGGTGTTACAATGTAACACTTTTTGACTATCTCTATGCTTGCGAACCCTACGGGCGCTTGCGGTTTCACTGCCTATCATCTCTGGAACTTGTTCTAAATTATATTGATAGTTATCTGAAGTTGTAAGTAGTTTTTTCTTTTCTAAAAAGATTAAAGCCATTCTGACTGCTTCAGCATCTTCATCAATAAGTAGAGATAATTCTTCTGCTAAATCATCAGCTAAACCCTCAAAATATATCTTCCCCTCATCTGCTAAGCTTACAAGCATGATTTTTAGATAGATGATAGTGATTTCTTCTCCGCCCGGAAGTTTTCTCATCAGCTTCATTTCTTTGGTTTTAAAAAAATCCTCTTTGAGTTGTAGCCAATAATATCTTCTATTCGCTCTTGTTATTTTTATCATCCCCTTTCTATTTGTCGCACTTATGCGACTATATCGCTAAAAAAAATGGACATAGCTTCATCTTTTGAAAGATTGAGAGCTGATACAATCAGGTTCACTTCTTTAATTGAGAAGTTGCCATTTTGTTTCATCTTACGGTAAAACGTGCTTTTATCAATACCAATCTTGTTTGCAAGTTCTTCTTGCGTGGTATTGCGTTCAACAATTTTACCTTTTAATTTTGAAACATCTACCATATATCCCCCTTTCTATTTGTCGCACTTATGCGACTTGTTGTATTAAGTATAACACCTTAAAAAGTAAATGTCAACAAAAAAATCGCATTTTTGAAACTTTTTTTATTGCATTTTTGGAACTAATGGTGTAAAATTAAAGTGTAATATATAGGAGGAAAAAATCATGAATGTTGGAGAAAAAATAAAATTAAGGAGAAAAGAATTAAAAATCTCTGCTGATGATTTAGCTGATTATGTAGGTGTATCACGATCTACTATTTTTCGTTACGAAAAAGGCGATATAGAGAAAGTAGGCCCCGAAGTTTTGAAAAAGATTGCTGATAAGTTGCGCATTTCTCCCGCTGAACTTATGGGTTGGAGTGATGAAACATCAGTAGAACAAAAAACATATACAGATTTAGACCTACGCGAAATGGCTGAAAATGCTAAAACATTTGACGGCAAGCCGTTGAATGAAGATGATATTGAAGCCATACAGAATATTATAGAAATATACTTGAGCGGTAGAAAATGAGCATCAATGAAATTTGCGAAAAATACGGGGTCAAGATTGAATATTTTGATAATGATTTATGGAATAGAAACGGCATTTATATAGATGAAATCAAAGTAGTCTTTGTAAGTAAAGACTTAGCACCCGAAAAGCAAAAGCAAGTTATACTTCATGAGTTAGGACATATAGAACATACTAAGGAAGAATATAAAAATACTCTTATTAGATGTGAGAATGAAGCTAACAGAAATATGATCCATCATCTTTTGGTGGATGCTTTGGGTGAGTTAGACGACCCAAAAGAATTTGATTATCTCAAATTCATGGAATACTACAATTTAAAAACCACGACTGATGAAGTCATGGTTATGGAAGAATATAAAGCGTTATTAAATTAAAAAAATGTGCAACAACTGAACCACAATAAAAGCTGTTAGGAGGGTTCTTATGGAACAGGAACGTAAAGTTTTAGGTATTTTAGCCATTATTTTTGGAGCGCTTGCTCTACTTGGATCTTGGATGCCTATCATTAACAATTTTTCTTTTATTCTAGCGATTTTAGCTTTGATTTTTGGAATAATCGGTTTCTTAGTAAACAGAAAACGACCAAAAACACTAGCTATTATCGGAACTGTTTTATCTATTGTTTCGATTGCTATCGTGCTTGGAACTCAAGCTATGTATGCTAAATCACTTGATAAACTTAGCAAAGATATTGAACAATCGGCAACTTCAACAAGTTCATCAAGCGACTCTTCACAAAAACAAGAGGATACTAAATTTAACTGGACAAAAGAACAGTTTGATGCACTTGTGACTGGTGATATTGCTAATAGAGGTGCAGGCGGTTCTAAATATGACGATATTATTAAAGAACACGGCGAACCAAGCGACACTAACACAACTACAGTTAATGATCACGAAAATAAAACAATCTCTTATACTTCGTTTGATAAAGAATACAAGAGTGTTATTTTATCATTTGCGAAACAAGAGGATGGCTCATTCTTGTTGACTACAAAAGTTGCAACAGGTCTGGAATAAATTCAATTCTTACGCTTTTTAAAATAAAAAATCCCACGCTCTGAAAGTTTGGCGACTGCGAGCGTGAGATGTTCATGTATAAAAAACAACCATTCAAAAGGGTGTTTTCTTATACTCTATTTTATCAAAAATAGGGGGTAAAAACAATGAAAAACACAAACAAAGTAGCAATTTATGTAAGGGTTTCAACTGCAATACAAGCTGAAGAAGGTTATTCAATAGACGAGCAGAAAGACAAGCTAGAAGCATACTGCAAAATCAAAGACTGGAAGATATACGACACTTATATAGACGGTGGATTTTCGGGTTCAAATACAAAACGCCCCGAACTTGAGCGCTTGATAGATGATGCGAAAAGAAAAAGATTTGATATTGTGCTAGTCTATAAGCTAGACCGCTTGAGTCGTAGCCAAAAAGACACGCTTTTTTTAATCGAAGACGTATTCTTAAAAAATGATGTTGCTTTTATCAGTCTGCAAGAAAATTTTGATACTTCTACCCCTTTTGGAAAGGCTTCAATCGGTATGCTTTCAGTATTCGCCCAGCTAGAGCGTGAGCAGATAAAAGAAAGAATGATTTTAGGTAAAGAAGGACGAGCCAAAAAAGGAAAAACAATGGCATGGACGACTATCCCTTTTGGCTATGACTACTCAAAAGAAACGGGCATCTTATCCGTAAATCCAACTCAAGCGCTTATTGTCAAGCGGATATACGAGGAATATCTAAACGGAAAATCAGTAGTTAAAATTATTAGAGATTTAAACAAAGAAGGACATATCGGACGAAAAAGACCTTGGGGCGAAACAATAACAAAGTATTTACTAAAAAATGAAACTTATCTTGGTATCGTGAAATACCGAGGGCAAAAATATGACGGTCAGCATGAACCGATTATCTCACAAGAACTATTTGAACTTGTACAATTAGAATTAAAAAAACGGCAAATAGATGCACTTGAAAGATACAATAACCCACGACCATTTCAAGCTAAATATATGCTTTCCGGCTTGATGAAATGCGGGTATTGTGGTGCATCATTAAGAATACACGTCACGCCAAAAGACAAAAACGGGCGTACGTATCATAAATATCAATGTGCAAACCGCTTCAAGAAAGAAATAAAGTGTAAATCAGGCTGGTATTCTCGTGAAGAACTGGAAAACAACGTTTTGAAGCAGTTATCAAGAATTAAATTAGAACCGCAATACCGAAAAGAAACGCTTGCTAAAAATGATGAAACAATGAAGGTTGAAGAAATAAAAGAGCAACTAAAAAAGCTAAACAATAGACTTGATAAACTGACTGAATTATACTTAGACGAGATTATAACACGAAATGAACTAAACGCAAAAAATGAAAAACTAAAAATCGAAAAAGTATTTTTAGAAGAACAACTCAAAAGCAAAAAGAAAAACACAATCAACTTGCGACAACGCAAACTTGCTAGACTTTTAAAAGATTTCAATCCCGAAAAATTAAGCTATGAAGATGCTACAAAAATTGTAAAATCTGTCATAAATGAAATTGTTGTCACGAAAGAAGAAATGAATATAACGCTAGACTTCTAAGGGTTTAGCGTTATTTTTGTATTTTGGTCAAAGTGATAATAATAACTTTA